CACTGCTGAAGGAGGTTGTGCGTACATTGCAGAAGACTGCTGGGTCAACGGTAAACCGCGAATCATGTCAGACATAAAGCCCATCTGTTTGTATGGGTAGTTCTGGTAGTTTAAGAAGTCTTGGTACTCAGTGTTCAGTTGGTTCTGCATCTGCTGTTGTTGCTGGCCACCAAACTGGTTCTGGATATTTAACAACCCAACGTTTTGTCCGTACTGTGTGCTACCAATGTCTGCCAGAGACTTAGCGCCTGTCATAGCTGTCTGTAAACCTTGGAGTCCTAGCCCTGCACCAAACTGTTGCTGTTGTGCGTTAAGTTGTTGCCCTGCTAAGTTCTGCGCTTGGGATTGGTTGAACTGCCCCATAGCCTGTGTGTAGGCGTCTTGCAGTCCTTTGGCTTGGATGTCGCCCTTTTGACGGGCTAAGTTACCTGCGCCTTGCGCACGCATAAGGAAGTCGCCACTTCCACCAAACGCACCGCTACGAGCAGCCTGCGCACCTTGTGTCTGACGAGCAATGTCATATTGACGCTGGGCATCCGCCTGCTGGCGCTCCACCACATTTTGCATGTAGGGAGACATGTATGCTTGAACGTTGTTGCCCGTGAACTGCTGTGTCTGGTATGGGTTGAACGTGTACTGCGTATTGAGTGCGCCAAGACCTGCCATGCCCGCCATAGCGGTGGCATCACCCAACTGAGGGGCAGTCTGCATGAGCCCTGCGTTCTCAAACGACTGTTGCTGCAAAGGCGTGAACTGCGCTTGACGATCCCGCATGTACTGCATGTAAGGCGTTGCATCTATATCAGTTTGTAACTGCGCGTCGCCTAGCAGTTTTTCTGCAAAAGGAGCTATGACAGGCGCAAACCCTTGTTGGTACTCTTGTATCTGTGTTGGTGTTAAAGCCATGATCTATTCCTTACGCGGGAAGATATTTATCAGAGCGACTATTTGCCGCTACTTTGTTTTTGCCTGTGGTTTTACCGCGTGCGCGTTGCACACGATCCATCATGGCGTAAAGCTTTTTGGCTCCGGCTTCAGTTGAGCCGTTACCAAGTTCAGACACAATACGCGCAGGGATTACAAACTCACCATCGGCAAGGCGTGCAGGCTGTTGCTTGCGCCCAATCGTTGCAGGGATGCTGTCAGACACGCCATCACCGGGGCCTTTGAGTAAACGGCCGCCGTCAGAGTAAGAGCCGAGTGAACCAAGACCGCCGCCCATAGCGTAGCCGGAAACTTGCCCACCACGCTTACCGCCAGAAGCCGCGGAATCACCAACACCGACACCAGCAGCCGCAGCAGCAGCGGAAGCGGCATCACCAACAGCGGCAGAATTACCTGTACCGGGAGCGGCATTACCACCACCAGCAGCAGCGGCAGCGCCAGCAGCATTACCGCCCGAACCGCCTCCACCTGTTCCACCTACGCCCCCACCACCGTCATTACCGGGCCCACCACCGCCTTGTTGAGCCGCGTCAGCTAAAGCTGCGGCGGTTAGGTAGCCTTCGTAATCGCCAGTAAACGCACGACCGCCTGATTTGCCGTACATCAAGTAGTGCTCGTAGCCGGACGTAAAACGTGTGGGCTCACCGGACACAGATTTGCCTGTTTTCAACTCGGCTGCAACATCGGGATTGGCCGCAAGGTACTCGGCTTCGTTAAAGTAGGACTTTGGATTACCGGGGACTCCTACAACTGACTTTGTAGTGGTTGTGCCGGTTGTCTTAGCTGTCGGTCTTGTAATTTTTCTACCCAATACAGCTTCGTCATACCGCTGCATCACGGGTCTATCTCTTGTTTCTGCTTTACGTTGCGTTAGATTTTTACCCTTGCCCATCAGGAAGTTATATGCGTCCAGCGAGTCATCCGTCATCTTGTTGTACGCAGCGTTATGTTCAGCCGCAGTTTTAGGCACTGGGGCTGTGTAACCTAGACTACCGCCACCGGCGGTGTACGCACTTTTAACTCCCTCCATGCCTGTAAAGCCGCCTGCTGGACGACCGGGAATGTTAGGCACAACTGTGCGCGAGCCGTCAGGGTTTGTAATGATGTCGCCGGGAGTGGCAATAGAAGTCGTATTGCCGCGATAATCCACGCCCGTAGCAGGGCCAGAGCCGTAATAACCACCGGGAACTACGCTAGTAGGAGGGACAATTTGGGGAACAACGGACGTAATAGGTGTAGTGGGTGTTACAACTTTCTTTTCCGCGGCCTTGACTGCGTCGTATCGACTCTTGACTTCGTTTCTAGACAATCCAAATGCTTGCGCAGCATCGTCTATGGAGTACTTGTTGTCATCCATAAACTTGACCCAGTCTTTGTCTCCCACTACACCTTTTAGCTGGTCGGATAACGAATACGCACCTTTACTTAGGTCGTAAGCTTTTTGAATCATTGGCTGTGTGTAACCAGCGTACTTGGGATCGTTTGCAATCTCGGCCTTATACAACTCTGTAGGATCAATGCCCTGCGCCTTCATCTGATTGTAAATGCCCAATACGCCTGAACCACCAGTTGTATCAGTAGACCCTCTAAACGGGTCAGCTATGCTAGCAAGATACGCATTAACTGCGGCAGGGTCAGCGTTTGTAGTCTTAGTTGCCGCGGCAATGTCCGCGGTTGGGTTTGTGGTTAAGTAGCTGCCAATTTGTTCTGGCGTGTACTGAGTGTATGTAGGGGCGGGGGGAGCCGCATACTGAAGCCCACTCATATCGCCTTTATAGCCTAAGTTCTGTGCCACAGTTGCGGCATCTGCTTGGCTTAAACCATATTTGCTTACCACGTCTTGAGCGCTCATACCGGCTTCGCCAAGCAAGCGGCTAGCTTCTCCGTAATTTCCAGCCTGATATGCAGCAAGGGCCGCGTCTCCGCCATCAGCAAGAGCCACAATACCACCCGATGCCATAGGAGTTGCTTGTTGCTGTTGTTGCGGTGGTTGATTTAAAGAACCCACTCCAAGTTGGTACGGATTTGGATTCTGTTGATAGAACAGATCGCGCTGGCCTTGAAATGTTTTGTCTCCAAACTCACTGGCTTTGACAACCGGCATCTCGCGCCTGCCATATAGCGGGTCAGGCATGCCTGTATCTGGGTTAATGTTGTACGCCATCTGGCGGATAAGACCCGTGTTCTTAGGGGCTTCCAGCTTTGTGGTCGTGGGAACCATGGCACCGGCCATGATTGGGGCTGCGGCCATACCAATATTAGTAAGGTTGTTTTTAGCAAAAGTCCCCATAGCTGCCGGGTTTGCCGTAGCTGAATTAAATCCAGCAGTTAGCGTTTCCATAGGCGTTGCCGCGGCTAACTTTGAAGCAACTGCTTGTTGCGCCGCTTCTTCGCTCAATCCCGCACCAACTGACTGTGACAATGCCCCTGTCCCAGTCTTCATCAAGCTCTCGCCCAGACCCGCCCCACCATACGCACCCAATCCGGCCATGAGACCGCGAGACAAACTGCCGGTGGCCAAAGCCGTAATACCACCCGTAGCCAAACCTGCCATACCAGCAGACATAAAACCGCCACCAATAGCCGCACCAGCAGGGCCTAAGAATGCGCCAAGGGCAATAGGGGCAATAGACTTGAACAAGTCAGACAAAAGCCCAGCTTCGGGTAAACCCGTAGTAGGATTGATGGTCAGCGTAGTGCCGTTAGCTTGGGCAAACTGTTGTAGATTCCGAACTTCGTCCGGCGTCATGTGTACTAGTAAAGAGTCGTCACCGCGGCCTTGCGATGCTACTTGTTCGGCAAACTTATGCAGGCTCATTTTTGCCTCTCAAAATGGGGGTTGGTCGATAATATCATGTTGACGTCTTTATGCGAAGCATTTGACTGGTATCTTGTACACCGTCTTGTGTGTCTCTGTATACATCGCCGAGCCTCAAGTTAGGCAGGTCGGCATCAGTGGGCAGTGTGGCAAGGTTTAAATTTAACGTTGTTCCGCCCATATCACCGGGGTTGGACAGTTGATTAAAGTACAGGCGTAAGACATTGCTTAGCTGGCTAAAGTAGCGGGCATCGTACTCTCTTGGAGCCAGTGGCAAGCTTGGTGGGGTTGCGTTTAGTTCAGCCATTACCTACGTCCATCAGCCCTGATGTCAATTCTTGGCGCACCAAGCTGCCACTGTGTATTCAACTGATTTGAATCAATCTTAAATATCATTTGACGACCGCGCATACGGGTCATTATCTGGCCTGTAAATTGTTCTGTAATTACATACGTACTGCTCTTGGCTACGGGTTGTGAGGCTGTGCTTGTCACGCCAGAGCCTGAGTTTGCTAAGCCAAACAGCGTCATGTTGACTGAGGCAGGTGCGCCCGTAGGTGTGTTTGTAGAGTCACCAAAGGTTAGATCAGGAAGGACGCGCCAAACAAAACCAAAATTGTGTCCGTCACCAATGTCAAACTCTGAGGATGAAATGTAAGCGTTAATGGCTGCAGCGGTGCCGGTTGTGTTGTCATTTAAGCCAGTCTCGTGGTTAATCAAGTTGCCTGTAAGCGTGTCAGTAAAATAGTTTGCCGCAATAGGAACAGACTGTAGGCCAGAGTCAAGCCAAGCCGTGCGTTCAAGCGTGCCGTAATACCAGATTTTCTCAACGTAATTGTAGATAACGTATTTGTCAATATTTGTGCTGTTAGCCGAGCAGTAGAACCACCAGACCTCGTTGAAACCTTCGTTGGTGCCAGCAAATACTTGCAATGATTGCGCTTGATTAAGGTCACTAAACACAAAGCGGCGCAGGTCACAGTTAAGCGTTTGCACACGGCCATCGTAGGAGTAGAACTTATCTACGCCCATCCAATACACAATACCTGAAGCGACTACAGCCGAGTTAGGACTTATGATTGAGACGTTGTCACCAAGCAGTTGTGGTGCCCATACGAAGGGGGGCCCAAGGTATTGCAAAGAATACACAGCCGAGTCGGTAAACACAACGATTTCTTGACGAGTTTGGACAGTTGTAATGATCTCTGAGCCGTGAGATATACGTATAAACCCTGCTTGGTTTGTAGGGTCGGGCGTCCAATTAAAAATATCATCTTGCGATGACCAGCGAATCAGCATGGGGTCAAGTACGCTGGAGCCG